AAAGTCATGCGTGAGTACGGCAAAGGAGAACTGCATTCGGGCAGCAAAAAAGGCCCCGTAGTCAAATCCCGCAAACAAGCCATCGCTATCGCTATGAGCGAGGCTGGAATGACCAAAAAACCCCCCAAAAAGCGCAAGAAATAGTCATGGCACCCAAAAAACCCGGCCTTTACGCAAATATCGCCGCCAAACGCAAACGCATCGCCGCCGGCAGCGGCGAAAAGATGCGTAAACCCGGCACTAAAGGTGCCCCCACCGCTGCTGCCTTCAAAGCAGCCGCCAAAACCACCAAAAAACGGAGGAAGTAACCATGGCTGCCGTCGCTAATACCGCCATCGACCGCTACACAAACGTGGTCGAATTTACCGGTGGCACACTAACTGCCGTAGACGACTGGATGGAAGTCCCCGCCCATTCCAGTAGCTACACATTCGCTGCCACCGTAACCGGCGGCGCCAACTTCCAGCTTGCCCTAGAAGCCAGCTTTAACGGCAACGGCAACTGGTTCACCATCGACACAAGTAAAACCATCAACTCCAACGGTCAATACATCTACTTCTACGACGGCAAAACTGCCGCCAAGATCCGTATGCGCATCGCCTCCATCAGCTCTGGAACACCCAGTGTTGTCCCCCACATCGGCGTCGCATATCACGGTTAATGGCAATCCAAACAGTAAACGGGGGCTGTATTCACATCGAAATCGATGCTGAGGACGGCCTTACTCATGCCACCTTCGTATTCAAATCACCCCAAAACCCTGAAATCCTCGGAGGTTTTGTCTCGATGCTCGCCCAGGGCATCGAAGTTCTAGTACCCATTAACGATCCCGACGACGAAGAGGAGGACGATGATTGAATACCGTGGCGAAAAATTCTCCGGCTACAACAAACCTAAACGCACACCAAATCACCCAAACAAATCACACGCCGTCCTCGCAAAGGAAGGCGACAAAATAAAACTTATCCGCTTCGGCCAACAAGGAGTCTCTGGTTCACCCGCCACAAAAGGTGAATCTGCTGCCGATAAAGCCCGCCGCGCATCCTTCAAAGCCCGCCACGCATCAAACATTGCGAGAGGCAAAATGTCCGCTGCTTACTGGGCGGACAAAACTAAGTGGTGATGGCTCTGCCAAAATAAGTACAAAGTAGGAGTCAAGCCGTGGTCTACAGCGCCAACATTCCCCCAACTGGAGCTGTAGTCAGCGAATCCCCCTTTGTCCGCAGTCTCGATGTCATTGCGATGATGTCCGACTGGAGCGTGATGGCTGCCGTCACCAAAGGCACGAACTACATCCGTGATATGGCAGAAACGTATCTGCCACAAGAACCCCGTGAAGACGACGACGCCTACGAAACCCGCGTCGACCGCAGTGTCCTCAGCCCGTACACCAGCCGCCTAATCGAAACCGCTGCTGGCGCCATCCTCCGCAAACCAATCCACATCGAAGGCGACCCCTACTGGCTGCAGCTTGCCCAAAACATCGACGGCATCGGCTCGAACATCAACGAATACGCCCGTCGCGCTCTGGTCAGCAGCTTGACCTATGGCCACAGCGCAATCTTGGTGGACTACCCCGCAGCAATGGGAGCACGAAATCTTGCTGAGGAACGCGCCCAAGGCCGCCGCCCCTACTTCGTCCACATCGACGCCCCCCAGATCTGGGGCTGGCGCAAGGAGTCAACCACCAATCGACTTACCCAAGTACGAATCCACGACTATTCCGTCCGCCCTTTAAACGAATTCGGCGAAGAGCAAATCGAGGAGATGCGCGTCATCTACCCCGGCCGCTATGACCTTTACACCTTGGGTCAAGAACTAGTCGAATTCACAGAAACTGGCGGCTACAGCCTCGACGAAATCCCCCTAGTCCCCATCTACAGCAACCGCCGTGGAGTCTTGGTCTCCCAGCCCCCGCTGCTGGACATCGCCAACCTCAACATCACCCACTATCAACGCCAAGCCGATCTAATTCACGCCTTACACATTGCCGCCATGCCCACCCTCGTTCTAGAGGGCTGGGACGACACCACCGGCAGCGCAACAATGGGCGTCAATTACGCCATTGCCATGCAACCGGGCAATAAGGCGTACTACGTCCAAGCCGACGCCACCAGCTTCGACGCCCAAATGCAAGAGCTTCAGTCGCTGGAGGGTCAAATGTCGACGCTCGGTGTCACCAAACTTTTCGGCCAAAAGTTCGTCGCCGAGTCCGCTGAGGCCAAGCGCATCGACCAAGCCCAATCCAACAGTGTCCTCTCGATCATTAGCCAAGAACTCGAAAGCGCTCTCAATCAAGCCTTTGCCTTCGCGGCCCAGTACGTCGGCATCGAACCCCCCGAAATTACAATTGACCGCGACTTCGACTACTACCGCTTAATCGGTCAAGACGTTTCTGTCCTGGCACAACTTAATCAGATGGGAAAAATCAGCGATGCCATGCTGCTGGAAGTCCTGCGTCGCGGCGAAGTCCTCCCGGACAACATCAACATCGAAGACGAAATCGAAGCAGCCGGCAAAACTGCCCTCGAAATTACCGAAGAGCCAGAAACCACAGAGGAACCAGACTCCCCCGACTCCATGAACGAGGAAACACCTTCTTAACTGCTAAAGTACAAACGTCCAAGTAATACACAACCGTGCCTGAAGAACAGCAAGCCTCAGTTACTCCTGTGGAGACTGGAGCAGCTCAGCCTGTGGCTGAAAGCCTGGATCTGGCCGTTCAACTCGAAGCCCTCCGTGCGAAAAACCAAGAACTAATCGCTGAACGCCGGAAGGACCGCGAAAACCGCGAAACTTTGCAGCGTCAACTTGAAGAAGTTCGCACCGCCCAAGAACAAGCCAAAACCGCAAAACTAGCGGAATCAGGCGAATACAAAACCCTCTGGGAAGAAGCACAAAGCACCGTCGCCCAACTTAAGCAACAACTCGCCACTAAAGAAGCCGAAGTCGATCAAATTCGCCAAGGCTTCACTCAAGAACAGATCAAATCTTCGGCCATCGCACACCTTTCCCAGGCTGGTGCACTGGCACCCGATCAGCTGTATCGTCTATTGCAGGAGAACCTACGTGCCAAAGAAGGACAGCCTGTGGCTGTTGTCGGCGGCATCGAAGTTCCAGTTGGTGAATACATCGCCAACTTAAAAAACCCCGGTAGCGGCTACGAGCATCATTTCGCAGCCACGAACCGCGCCGGAATGGGTGTCACGGGTAGTGCCCGCGCCACCGCTCTTCCCGGCCAAAACAACCCTTGGTCTAAGGACAGCTGGAACCTCACTGAGCAAATGGTGATGCTTACCACTGACCCCGACAAGGCCCGACTCCTTCGGGCAGAGGCCGGTAATTAGCCCCTGTGGGGCACCTCCCCAACCTTGACTCCACTGGAGCTACCCAATGTCTGCATCTAACAGCAACTTCGGGGGAACTTTCCTCTCGAACCTTGTAACTCGTCCCGAGTTTCTTCAGTACACCGCTGAGGGCATTTTCGAGCAATCGAAGTGGGTCCAGAGCGGCATTATTCAGCGCAACGCTGCTCTCGACGCTCGTGCCGGTGGGACCCGCGTACGTGTGCCTTTCTTCGATCCCATCGCCCCCACTGAAACCCAAATTCTGTCCACCTCCAGCTGGAACGGTGGCCTGGGTTATCTGACCGCCCAGAACGTCACTGCCGACGAGCAGATCATGACGATTCTGCACCGGGGCTTCGCCTACGCAGCAGACGATCTCTCGAAGCTCGGCTCTGGAGCCGACCCTTTGAGCCACGTCCGCAATCAGCTGACCGCCGCCATCAACAAGCTGAAGACTGCCACTTTGGCAGCCCAACTGCTGGGTCTGTTCGGCGGCATCAGCGGCGCTGGCGTTCTTGGTGGCAACCAAACGAACAAGTCGTTTGCTGGTGTGCCCGGTTCGATGACCGAGGCCAACTTCCTGAACGTTGCCAACGTAGTGGCTGCCAAGGCCAAGTTGGGTGAGCGGGGCGACAACCTCGACTCCATCGCCATGCACTCCAACGTGGCGTACTACCTCCAGCAGGTAGGAATGCTGACTTTCAGCACCTCTGCTCTGTCTGCATCTGGCGCCATCGTGTGGGGCGGCGGCGGTGTGGGCGTAACCCAAACCGAGGTGCCTTTCTTCGCCGGTCTCCGCGTGGTGATCGACGACCAGCTGACCTATCTGACCGGCGGCACTTCCACCCACGCGGTGAAGTATCCGGTGTACCTGTTCCAGAGCGGCGTTGTTTCCGAGGGCATCCAGCAGGATCTGCGCCTCGCTGCAGACCGCAACATCCTGTCCATGCAGGACATCCTGGCCGTGGACTACCACTATGGTTACCACGTGACTGGTACCAAGTGGAACGTGGCTGGCGACAACCCGACCAACGCTGCCACCACCGGCAACCTGGCCGACACTGCCTCCTGGAGCCTGGTCTACAGCGCTGCCAAGCAAGTGCCCCTGTGCCGCCTTCTCGTCAACACTCCGTTTGACACCACTGCTTACTGATCTTTCAGTTACGGCAACAAGAGGCCCCCGAAATGGGGGCCTTTTTCTTGTGCCTACTCAGCCCTGAATTTCACCGATCCTCATTTTTTCCTGGTACTCAAAAATTTCAGGAGCCCGTCCCACCATTTTGTACGAGTGGGTCAGCAGCTCACGAAACACATGCGGACTAACCGCCAACTCTTGTTGGATCGCCTCAGCATCCTCACCAGCAGCGACCTTGGCGCGAATCACCTCGGCAACTGCCTCAAGAGAACGCACTACAGCACCAGGAGTAGCCGAAGCCACAAGCATTTCTACACTGTTTTCAGCGTTAGCAGTTTTGCGAGCAGGCATGGGAACCGTCCGTCTTTTCGTACTACATGATAAAACCCGTTCCTACGTCGATGTCCCTTACGGCAAGCACTTAGAAACTCAAGCCGAGATTGAAATGCAAGGCGGCGAGGTGTATCACGCAACTGTGCTTAGTCCTCCAATCAAACAAAGACACTCACGCACTGGCGCTAGACTCAAACAAAGGATGTATTAAGCCGTGCCAGCCACGATTGACGCCACATTGAGCGGGGCCACGGCCAACTCATACGTGACGTTGGCTGCCGCCAACGCATATTTCGAAACAGTCCCCGATAGCAGCACTTGGACAAACAAAACGGACGACCAAAAAAACCGCGCCCTGATTTCTGCTACTCGCTGGATTGACGGTCTGAGTTTTTACGGCGACCGCTGCACCGAAACCCAAGCACTGAAGTGGCCCCGCGAAGCCTACAAGGTTGACGGCATCGATCTCGCCTGCAGCCTGATCCCCGATCCCATCAAAGCCGCCACCTACGAACTGGCACGCGCCTTTGCTAACGACACCGACGCCATTACTGGTACCACAGGCACTACAGGTATTTATGACGAAGTAACACTTGGTGAACTACGAGTCAAGTACAACAAAACAAGTCAAACCAGTGGCGTTATCAACAACGTCTTCGACGTGTACCCTTGGCTCCAGTCCTACCTAGGTGCGTACTGCATTGGTGGCGCTGCCAACCACGCCGTACGTCTATTCCGAGGTTGACATGGCACTAATCGACGACATATTTCAACCTATTCCAGCATCTCTGCTAGCCGATTTCGGCCAAAACGTAACGTACATAAAAGCTGGTACGACTGAGACTTACAATCCTGCCACGGGCGGCATCACAAGCACCGAAACAAGCACATCTGTCCGCGCCTTCATCGGCAAAATCGAGCCCAAGGAATTTGAGGGGTTTTACCAAACCACAGATCTAACGGTCATCATCGGCACCAGTGAGCTTGGAACGTACTATCCGACAGTGCGTGATCGCATCCAGTACATCGAAGGCGGCGTCACCAAAGTTGGACGCATTATCGACATCAACACCTATCGCGGCGACAACCCTGTCCTCCACACACTCATCGTGAGGCCCCAATAATGGCGCGTAACGATTTTATGAAGCTACTCAATAATTTAGACATGGCTGCCGCCTCAATTGCTTTGTCGGGACCGACAGTAGCTGCCGAAAAAATTGTTACTGATTTACAAGAACGCGGCCCAGGTTGGACAGGTAAATTCTCTAATTCTTGGCAAATAGAGGGACCCCAAGGTCAGATAGCTAAAGGCGATGGTGAGGCAGGTCAAGCACGTCCTGTAAAACTACCCGGCTTGTTATTTACAGGTCCACAAGCCGCTCGCGTCATCCTTCGCACAATCGGAGCTAAGGATAAAGTAGTTTTTCGTGTATCCAATTTTTCTCCCTATGCAGATGAAGCTAGAGATCTTGTTCCTTATAACCCTGAAAAACCAACAACAGATAATATAAAACCGATTGTAGAAAGAGGCAGGCGTGCCCCAGGGGCACGTCGCGGTGACCTCCAAGGCTCCGGCGGAAACCGTGTAACCGCACCATTGGACTGGTACTCCAGCTATGTTGGCGGCGGATTTATGGATAAAGTTATACAGATCACAATGGACGGAATTATGAGGAGCCTTAAATGAACTACCAAGCTATCCGCGCTGTATTTGAATCACCTCTACTTACTACATTTGGAGCACAAGTTCCTGCTATTCCTGTTTACTTCGACAACGTAACTAATTCCGGTGTTGATTCGGTAGACGAATACATCACCGTTAACATCCAGTTTGGTGTCACAAATGAACCAACATTGACAAACAGTGTCGATTATGCCCGAGGCATCATTGTTGTTCGCGTACATACTTCAAAAAACAAGGGCCCTGCCCGCAACCAACAACTAATCACGCTTGCAGTCAGTGCCTTAGAAACAATCAACGCAACGCCTAAACCGTCTACAGGCGTCTACGCACGCACTGGAACAATCGACGGACCTAACTTCGGCGTTGGCACATCAGACCAAGAATCGCGCCGAGCATTTACACCATTTTTTATCGGACGAATTGAGACTTCGTTTCAAGCAACTGTGTTGTCATAGGAAATGTTTGTAGCGGGCGCTAACCTGTATTAAGCCGGGCAGTGCCCGCCCACAAACGTCATCTTTGGTACGCCAATGGCCACCACTGTTCTGTCCGGCACGTCCGGCGCTCTCTACTACAAACCCGCCGGCACGACTGGCACCTTCGGTGAGGCTGGTGTCAACACCGGTACCGATGTCATCACCGTTGCTCCCTACCTGAACTTTAAGGTCGGCGATCCCGTTAAGTTCCGCGTGGTGAACAGCCAGACCGGCGGCACCGGTACCGGCACTCTGCCTGCACCGATCTCTGATGCCACCACCTACTACGTGCTGAGCTACACCGCTGCCACCGGTGCGCTCACCGTTTCGACTTCTGCCGGCGGCACCATCCTGCCCATCACCGACGATGGCACCGTGGCTGCCCCCAACGAGTTCGAGGTGTACTACGCCGACTTCGCCGTCGTCGGCCAAGTCCGCGACTGGAACTTCGAGATCAGCCGCGCTGAAATCGATGTCACTACCATCGGTCAAACCCCTGGTCAATACGTACCCTTCCGCAGCTATATCTCCGGCTTCGGCGATGGCACTGGTACTGCGACGGTCTATATGACCGATGAAGATGCCGCCCTGTCTAACCGCATGATCGAAGACGTGCTGCAGCGTCAGCAGAACGGCGCTGCCTTCAAGCTGTACACGGACCGCGTATTCAGCGGCGGTACTCTGAGCGAAACCCTCAGCCGCTCGATCAGCTTCGATGCTGTGCTGACCTCTGCCAGCCTGAACATTAATCCCGACGACGCCCAATCGGTGACCGTCAACTTCCGTCCCGCTGGCACGCCCACTTTCGACTTCTCCAAGTCCTGATAGGCTGCTGGAGCAGTAGGTTCAGCAACCCCGGTCTAACCGCCGGGGTTTTTTGTGTCTAGTCCGCTACAGTAGTCCGAGAAAGCACAGGACTTCATGCCTGCCTCAATTCCAGTTCGCGCTATTGATCGTCTGCGCAAAGCAGCGAACCTGGAGCCGGTCAAAAAGCAAGTTGAGCTGTCCGACGGCAGCACATTTGAAATGTGGGTGGCGCCTCTAACAATGGCTGAGCGGGAACGCGCCCAGAAACAAGCCAAGTCTGATGATGCCAATGCTTTTGCACTTCAGTTGCTGATTGCCAAGGCCCTTGACGAAAACGGCACAAAGCTATTTAGTCCCGGCGAAGTAGACGTACTCAAAAACGAAGTCAAGGACAAGGATCTTCAAGCTCTGATGCTGGCCATCCTGACTGACGACGCCGAACCCATTGACCCCAAGAACTAGCCAAGGAGATTCGCCAGGACAACTGGCTTATGCTCCAATTCGGCGTTGCCAAAGAGCTGGGACTCAGCCTTGGCCAAGTCCGCAGCATGATGACCGCCGAAGAACTCCTTGGCTGGAGCGCCTACTTCCAAATCCTAAACGAAGACCAGCAGAAGGAAATCGACAAGGCCCGACGCCGCCACTAACCCGGCGGCTTTTTTGTCGCGTAAACTGAAGTACCAGAATGTGACGTATCGCCGTGGCTTACAGAGCCGATATCGAAATTGGCGTAAAAGGCATACAACAGTTACAGGCTTTAACTAAGCAGATAGATACTCTTGCCGTTGGTGTAGACAGCGTAAACAAACGCCTTGCAGGTTCAACTCAAAGTTTAAACGCATACAATGCCAATCTCGCAAAAGCAGCAGCTACTTTAAATAAAGTAAATGCCGGTACAGTTGCCGAAGCAGATGCCGTACGTCAATACGTAGCGGCTTTAGGCCAAGCTAACGCAGCACGAGATCGTCAAAATCGTTTAATACAACAACAGATTAATTTACAACGTAAAGCTATTCCTACTGTTAATGCAGGTTTTGGTGTACAAGGGCCGAATTTACCTCCTATCGGTAAAACTAGTACGCGCAGTGGTAGTGGGGACGGAATTAGTAGCCGTATAGGCGGAGCAGTTAGTGGCTCGATTATTGGTGGCGCATTTCCTCTGCTTTTTGGTCAAGGCGGCGGCGCTGCTACCGGTGGTGCTATTGGTGGTTTAGTAGGCGGTTTAGCTGGCCCCGGAGGAAGTTTTGCAGGATCTCTGCTTGGCACATTACTTGGTGACATCGCCAGTAAAGGCCAAACAATAAAACAGCTTGCAGTTGATATCGGCTTTTCTACTAAACAAACAGAACAGCTTTCTGCCGCTTTCAAGGTCGCCAATACCGATGTAGAAAAATTTACCTCTGTAATTCAGAACATTAGAGGTCTAGGTCTTGAGATAGAAGATCAAGCGAAAGCTATTCAACTTATTACCCGTCTTACAGAAGCTTACGGGGGATCGTTTGAGAAAACCGGCAATGCCATCACTAACGCACTGGAATCTGGAAAAGTAACCCAAGCAACGCTGAACCAGCTTACAAGTCAAGGTATAAATATCCAACAAGCGTTAGCAGATAAGTACGACGTAAGCAGAAGTGAACTGCTTAAAATGGCTAAAGACGGAGAAATATCTGCGCAGAGCTTAATCGATACGCTTGTAGAGGTAGCTAATGCTGGTACAACAGGAGCTACAAAAATTAGAAGTAGCTATGAAGAAACAGCAACGTCAATGTCCAATGCGTTTAAAAATGCAACCACAGGTATAAACAGTAGTTTCACTAGCATCCAAAACACGGCTACCACAGCTTTCGACCGCATCGTGGCAGCGATCAGCCCCGCAGTAATAAAACTGGCTGAAATTAGCGGAAAAATTATTTCACTGGGGGTTTACGTTGTAGAACTCGGGGTAAAATTCGCCTCTGCGTTTTATGCAATACCAGGTACTATCCAAGTCGTAGCCACAGCAATATCAAATATGATTCCTGGCTTAAGTGCCACCTACACAGTTTTATCTAACATAGCTCAGTTAGCAGGAAGAGGAACAAAAAAGGGTGGCGTAGCTTCATCCTTGAATCTAAACGCTGGTATGGATGGAGCAAACTGGCCTGCTGGTGTGCCGCGCCCTGGAACGCCTGTTGAATCTTTCCAAGTGCCCAGCGAATTCGGACCTACAGGTAGTGCAGCAAAAGGAGCAAAAGGACCCAAACCACCCGAAGATCGTACAAAAAGCTTGCTTGCTGATCTACAAGCAATAACTGAAATAGGTAATGCTGAGAATCTAGTTAGAGATTTACTTTTTGAAGGAAGAGACTTGTTAGCAGCCGAGGTTGAGCTGTCAAAAGCTCTTGCCGATATAGAACGTGATCGTATTAAGCAACTGGAGCAAGCTAACTATCAAAGTGAAAAGGATGCTATAAATAAAATAGCGTATACTAGAGCATTATATGCAGAGCAAGCGGTCAGCGATAAAATTCGTGAGATAAACTCAAAACGTTTTGAGGAAGAACTACGTGCACAAGAAGCTGTTAGAAGTTCGGTACGTGTGTTTACAGATCTACGCAAAGAACAGGAACTACAAGCACAATACGGTAAAACATACCTACGTCTTGTCACAGAAGGAATGCTTCCTGCAGAAGCTACCCGCATAGCTAATTTCGAAAAGCTTGTTACACAACAACTAAACGCAGTCGAAGAGCAAATTAAAATAACGGAGCTTGCTCTAATAGAGGCTAAAGCTAGAGGCGCTAGTACGACTGAGCTAGAAAAGCAGTTAAAAACATTTAAAGATCAACAAGCGGCTATTAAAGGTGAAGCAGCTAAAGGCCCTGGAGAAGGTCCTAAACCCGGAGATACTATTAAAACTGCTGTAGCAGCGGCGCGAGGTGAACTGAATGAACTGATTGATCTAGAAAATCAAGTTGTTGCCGCCGCCAAAGCCATCGGTGATGCTTTTACGCAAGCTTTCCGAGGTTTAGTGTCTGGCGCAATGACCGGTCAACAAGCCCTCGCAGCATTCTTCCAAGGCGTCGGCGATCACTTTATGGACATGGCCAGTAAGATGCTCGCCAAGTTGATCGAGATTTATATCCTTGAAACTGTGCTCGGCTTCATAACCGGAGCTGTTGCAGGAGGCTCTTTTGGATCTAAATCAAATGCTGCGGGTAAAGCGACTTTCAAAGGTAGTTTTAAAGGAACTGGGGCAAGTACTTTTGGCTCAGGAGGTATTCGGGTTCCGGGATATGCAGAAGGCGGTTTTGTAACCGGACCCACTCGCGCTCTGATTGGTGAAGGTGGAGAGTCCGAGTACGTCATCCCCGCCAGCAAGATGGGTACTGCCATGTCTCGCTACTCCGCCGGTGCACGCGGTGCAGCCGTCATCCCAGGCAACGGCGCTTCCGGTGGAGGCGGCACTGTTGGCGGAGGATCCGGCAGTATTGATGTGCGTTACACGGTGGAACGCATCAACAGCGTGGACTACGTCACGGCCGATCAGTTCCAGCGCGGTATGGCACAAGCCGCCAAGCAAGGTGCCGAGCAAGGTGAACGCCGCGCCCTTAGCCGCCTGCAAAACTCACCCTCAGTGCGCCGTCGCGTAGGAGTCTGATGGAACTAATTATCGGCAACACGCTTAACCTCAACGGAGCCAGCTACCAGAACTACAGCCTGCAAGGCGGAAACTTCCTACCTTTTGGTTTCAGCGGAGTCACCGTCAGTCGCGGAGGTGACAACACCCAAGCCACGCTGGTATTTCCTACCAACGATCTCTCACGCTCGTGGGCAGCTGAGGCGATCACCAGCAACTGGGTTGCCACGGTGGCACTGGTCAACGTCTCAGCCGGTAGGACGATCTACACCTACGTAGGACAAGTAAGCGCATCATCGCAAGATGAAACCAAAGTAACGCTGCAACTCAGCAGCGTTTTAGACGCTGTGGCTACCGACATTCCCTTCCGCTTCATCGGTGAGAACACCGTTGGCGCAATTCCTACTAGCAGTGCCTTCCGATTGTCTTGATCTGATCGGTCTGCCCTACAAACTTGGGGCCGATGGCAGCGATGGTGCAATCGACTGCATCCACTTGGTGTACGCAGTAGAACAGCGACTCG